CCGACCAAGTCTGACCGTCGAGCGTCGTCAATGGCCCAAAGCCGGTCCACACCCGCTTGACACCGGAGACGAAATGAAACCGCACCAGGAACGCGCACGGCGCCTCGCGCCGACCGACTAGGGCTGCAATGTCCGTCGGCAGGCTCATGCGGCACGCATCATGTGCGAATTGATCGCCGCCACCGCGCGGCTTTCAATCGAGCGGTTGGTCGCCACCAGCGCCGCCTGGAGCCGTGCGATCGCCACCGGATCGGCGCCGGTGGCGTCAATGTTGTAGGTCGGCGCCACCGTCACGCCGCCGTTGCCCATCGTGCGCGCCACGCTGTTCGGGATCACCATGCCGCTGGAGTTCGGCACCATCAGTTCGGGACCGCGCTCGCCGACGATGTAGGGATGGTTGGCATTGACCGGCCCGCCCTCGGCGCGGAACAGGTTGCCGAACGCCGATACCGACTGGCCGGCGCCTGGCGTGAACAGGTTCATGATGGTGGAATTGATCGCCGCCCTGGCCAGGGTTTTCATCAGGCTGGAAACCACCTCGTTGAGTTTTTTTCCCTCTAGGATGGCATCGGCGAATGCCGTCGACAGCGCCGATCCGAATATCTGGCTGGCAGCGTTGATCTTGGCGATGCCATCGGCCGCCTTGGCATATTCCAGCCGCGCCCGGCCAGCCGCCTCGGCCGCTTCGTTCATACGTCTGGTCTGTTCGGCGGTGGCTGTGGCACCGTCGCGGGTGGCGATGGCGGTGAGTTCGGCCAGCACCTTCTGCCGTTCCTGCTCGCCGATGTTTTCCGCCACGGTTCGGGTATTGGCCTCGGTGGCAGCGGTATGCTTTTCGACACTCAGCGCAGCGCGTTCGAACGGATCATACCCGGCAGCGGCAGCGGCGACCTGCTTGTTCGGAACCACCGTGGTGCCGGCGCCTTTTTTTTCTGCTTCTGCCGCGCCGCCCAGTGGCATGATCAGCCGCTGCGGCTGGCCCGTGATCTTGCGCCAGATATTATAGATCCCCTCGATTTCGCGCCGGGTGTTTTCGAAGCCTTTTGCCAGGTCAGCCTTGATCCATTCAGCCGCCGACTTCATATAGCCATCAAATATCTTGGCCTGTTCGGCCAGCGTTTGCAGAGGCGGCGCCGCACCCGCAGCCGCCCGCTGCATTTGGTCAAAGGATCCGGCAGCTTTGTCCATTGACAGCGCCATGCCTTCGCTTTGGCCGGCCAGTTTACCTACCGCTATCTTGTCCACCCCGACCTGCGCGTCGTAGATCAACTGCGCAACCACCGTCCATGTTTGTTGCAGCGTCATGGTCTCGCGGTTGATGCCCTTCATGGCCTGCGGATTGGCGTCAAGCAATTGGGATAGAGAGTTTTTATCGCCGCGCTTCATCTCGGCCAGCAAGTCCGCCATGCGGCGCAGGCTTAGATTGGCTTCCTCGACCGTGGCGCCGCCCGCCCTGGCCGCTTCCTGAAATCCCCAGACCCCCTCTAGGCTCATGTCCAGGATGCGCGCCTGCTTATCCAACTCAATAAAGCGGTTGTAAAAGTCCTCCAGTGCCTTGGTCGCGGTTTCGATGCCCTTGCTGACGGCGGTGGAAAACAGATTACCGAGAAACGAGGCGTTAATCTGCGGGTTCATTCGCGAGAACTTGTTCTCGATATCGCCGACAGCCTTCTCGGCCATAATGCCGGCGCGCTGCATGTCCTTTTCAAACTTGGTCAGTTGCGCGGATAGCGCGACAACCAGTGCTGCGGTGTCTGCCATGTTTTTACTCTGCGCTGTATTTCTTGATGTTCTTGGTGATCTTGCGCCGCATGGCAGCGCGAATGCTTTTCTTCATCAGGCGATAACTTGGAAAAAAGAACGGCTGCGCCGGATTGCCCTGGGCACCGAACTCGACCGCGCGTGCGTAGTCGTATGGCGGCTTGCTGCCGTGCTGTACGGTTGTAGACGCCCCTCCCGCCCTGATCAAAACCACGGTTTCTTTCTTGCCCTGTTCCTGGCGCAGTGAGTGGGCCAGATTACTGGTGACCCCATGCGGCACCGCCGACCGCATCACGCCAAGCAGCGCGTCGGCTTGGCTGTGCAACTCGGCCACCGCGTCGTTGAAGATTTCGCGCTGCATGTCCACCGTCAGTTTCTTGAACGCCAGCACCGACTTGTTAGGCGCCATGCTGCGCCTCATGTTCAGCGGATGCTTCAATCATCGCGTCAAAATCGGCATCGGACGGTGCTTCGGGTTTTGGCTCTCCGCCGTGAACCTTGTTCCAGCCATCGACGCAAGCGGCAAACTGCCAGATCGAGCAGGCGTCCACTTGCGACGGCGTCATGCCTATTGCAGCACCGATGCCGTAGATGACACCGAACCGGATAAGGTTTCCTCCGTCGCCGTCTCCGGTTCGATCGGCGCCGGTTCTTTTCCCACGGGATCCTCTGGCGGTCCGATCAGCGCCGTCATCAGGATGGCTTGTGCCAACAGCATGGACGGGTAGAACGGCTTATTCTCCACATACCGCTTGACCAATACCAGCGCCCGATCAGCTTTCATGCCGCCGCCGATTAATCCCAGACGGATCACCTCGCGCGCATCGGATGGCCAGGCGCCACCGGTGCGCAGCGCCTCGGCCAAGTTCAACGCACCGATCGATGGCGCGCCCACCTCCAAGCGTGGGCGGTTGACGGTTTCCTGTAGCTCGCGGAACTGCCCGTAAGCCAGCCGGAAGGAATATTCCCCATCACCGAATTGCAGCGTGACGCTGCCATCTTCCATGCTCACGGCGGCGATCCTACGGGATCGTTTCCGGCACCACGGCGCCGTCAGAAACGATGTTAACCGCCATCTGCACCTTGTTGCCGCGCTCGGCGGTGATGGCGAACTCCTGCAGCTTGGCCGGCATGATCCAGGCATAGGCCACGGGGTTGCCCAGCTCGATCCGCACGTTGCGGGTTTCGCCCGCGTTCCACCAGTCCTCCCAGGTGTCGAAACTTTCCGTAGCCACCACGCCCGACCCGGCAATGGCGCCCTGGTAGCTCACCACGTCGCGGCCGAGCCATGACGGCGCGTCGGGATCGTCGCAATCTGGAATGTTGGTGTCGTTGAGGTTGGCGGTTCGCGTCAGCCCTTTCGACGTCAGGCCGCAGGGGTCGGTGAACACTTCGGGCGAGGCACCGTCGCCGATCTTGATCAGAAACTTTGAGAATGGATAGGTGGTCGCGATTGTCATTGGCTTACTCCAATAAAAAACCCCCGCCGCTTTCGCGACGAGGGCAAGGTTTCAGGCTTCGGTGGTCCGGCTAGTCGGTAAGAGCGTGGACGGTGATGACGGCGTGCGCGGTGATGCCGTCGGGATCGCGCATGTATTGGGTTTGCTCCACCGTCATCTCTACCAGCCGAGGCGGCGCATCGAGAACGATCGGCGCCAGGTCCAGCGCCTTCGCCACGGCGGCGCCGAGTTGCTTGACCTGCACGGTGTCCGGTCCGGCGGCCCAGCCGTCGAGCGTCACGAACGCTTCGCCGCCGTCCAGGCAGGTGCCATGCTCGGGCAGCATCTGGAACGGCCCAAACGACAGATAGGGTTTAACGGCGCCGCCAGGAACCGCGTCGTAGATGCGGCCGGCAATGATGGCGTTGACGCCGGCATCGGCTTTAAGCACCGCCACCAACGCCTTCTGCAGCTGCAGCGACGGGTCGGTGTAGCTCATATGGCCACTCCCGTCTCGGCTATCATTTCGAACCACAACCCATGCTGGCTGGTGCCAATAAAGGGGTCGACGCTTGTGCGAATATTGAACTCGGTGCCGCTCTCGACTTCGGTCGCCTTCCAGTCGGTGGTGACCTGCCTGGTATCTGTCGAGCGCCGCACGGTAAGTATCACTGGCTGGCGTCCCTGAAGTCTCGCCGCATCGACTGCTTCGCCGCCAACTTTGGCGGTAATGTTGCCTGACACTGTAAAGCGATCAATCCAGGTCAGTCCGATATTTCCGTACTCATCCTCGACGGTGTCGCGCTCTGCAAATGTGAGGCGGTAGCGCAGCGCGCCCGCGCCATATTCCGGCGCCGCCATTTAACGCTTGCCCCTCGGTCGGAACGGCAGGCATTCCGAACGTGCGGCCCATTCGTGAACAACGCGGGTATCGAACCCATACGTCACATGCGGGTAGCCGTAGCTCATCCGGTACTCGGTCGCCGCAGGCACCTCGAATTGGCCCCAGTGCGAGAAGGACAGCCACTTCATCATCGTTCGGCCCGTTCTATCCACCGCACGGCAGCGGTAGCGGCGACGAGCCCAACTAAAACGCTGAATAAACATGCCAACAACCCAAGCTCCAGACTCATTAACGCTTGCCCCTCGGTCGGAACGCGGCGCTGGCATCGCGCGTTTCATAAGTGCCGGCAGGATCGGAAGGCAACGCAATCCTGCCGGCGCCCGCGCGCTCGATCTGCAGGGCAGCGGCTTCAAGCACA